TTCTGGCGTTTCATTATCTTCGTCTTTGTATTCACCTGCGCCGTCAAAGGTATTGTTATAATAAAGTTGTTTTCCACCATACTTATAAAAGGTAACGATATCTTTAATCATTTGAGACATAGGTACCTTACCCTCATCGAAGTGTTCAGGGTTATAACTCGTATTGACCGATATTCCTTGGTCAATATACTTTTGCAGTACTGCACAGATCTTGAGGTAACCATCAGGACTTTGTTGATCCCAAAGCAGATCATACTTATTCTTTAGATGATGGTATCCAGGTACGACTTGAGCCATAACACCGTCTTTAGATTGTTTGTAAGATACAAGAGCGCGAGGAGGCTCAATCCCGTTAGTGCTGTTACTAATTTGCGCTGACGTTTCTGCGGGCATAAGTGCCATAAGCGTGCTATTTCTGATTCCATGCGTCTGAAGATCTCCTCTTAATTGATCCCAAGCCATTCTTGCGTTATGTGGTATTAGGTCATTCACTTCTTTCTTATACGTATCAATCGGAAGAATGCCCGAGTGATATTTAGTCTCGGTTGACTTAAGACAAGAACCTTTCTCTTTGGCAAGGTCAACTGATGCCTTAATCAGATAGTAAGACCATGCCTCAGCGAATTCATCCACTGTTTCCAGAGCATCTTCGTTATACGCCAATCCTCTTTTAGCCAAAAAGTAAGCAAGGTTAATAATCCCAACGCCAAGAGGGCGACGGTCAAACGTAGACCGTTCAGCAGCCTTGACAGGGTATGATTGATAATCAAGCAGCGCGTCCAATGCACGAACGGCCAAAGCACAGTACTTCTCAAAATCTTTAGGTTCATTAATGAGTCCCCAATTGATTGCTGAAAGAGTACATAGTGAGATTTCACCCTCTTCATCATCATGTGAACTCAACGGCTTCGTTGGCAGGTCAATCTCGCAGCAAAGATTTGATTGATGAATCGGCGCAAGTTCAGGAATGAAGGACCCATGCTCGTTTGCATGGTCAACATTCATGACGTAGATTCTTCCGGTGTCTTTTCTTTCTTGGATGAGTTGTGTGAAAACCTCCAGTGCTGGTATGCTCTTTTTACGGATCGTCTCATCCGCTTCATACGTCTCATAGAGAGTCTTGAATTTCTCCTGGTCGGCATAAAAGGCCTCGTATAATCCTGGTACGTCATCCGGAGAGAATAGCGTAATATCGCCACCCGTCAATAGACGCTCGTACATTAGCTTATTGAACTGAAACGCGTAATCCATATGACGTACACGATTTTCTTCAGTTCCCTTGTTATTCTTTAGAACTACTAGGTCTTCGAACTCGAGATGCCATGCGGGGAGATATACCGTCGCTGCACCTCCTCTAACTCCTCCTTGAGAACACGACTTGACCGCAGCTTGGAAGTATTTAAGAAATGGTATAAGTCCGGTATGGACAATCGAGCCGTCCGAGATCTTGCTTCCGATAGCGCGAATTGAGCCCGCTCCAATTCCGATTCCAGCCTTTTTAGAAATATACTTAACAACCGACGTCGAAGTGGAGTTGATCGAATCCAAACTATCTCCGCTTTCAATGAGGACACACGACGAGAACTGGCGAGTAGTCGTACGGACGCCAGCCATAATCGGAGTCGGTAGCGAAATGTAAAACTGTGAGATTGCATCATAGAAATCCTTAACGTACTTCATACGTTTCTCTTTGGGATAATCCGCAAACAGCGTTGCGGAAATCATCATGTACAACATTTGCGGAGACTCATAGTGAGTCTTTGTTCTGCGATCTTGCACAAGATACTTTCCACGAAACTGTTCCATACCTACATACGTAAACGCATCGTCACGATCGTGCTTGATAAAGGTGTCAAGCTGATCGATCTCGTCACGAGTATATTTCTGCATAATTTCGCCATCATATACACCACGATTTACGTTCTCAATAATAAGATGAGCAATAGGCCAAGGTTGATATTGACCATAGACTTCTTTACGAAGCTTATAGTTAATAAGACGAGCCGCTACGAATTGATAGTTAGGTGTGTTTTCAGATATCAGCTCTGCGGCTGACTTGATCAAAAGTTCATGAATGTCATAAGCAGGAATCTTGTTGTACAGCTGAATGTTAGCCTTTAACTCAATTTCGGAGATTGACACTCCAGTAATATTTTCAGTGGCCCATTCTAAAACTCGATGTACTTTTTCGAGATCAAAGGGTTCGGTGTGACCATCCCTTTTAGTGACAACAATAGATTGATTCATACGTATGGCTCCAATTATTTAGTGACAAGACTATTATACCACAGTCAACGATTAATGTAAACCGCTAACTTTGGTTTTTACTCTTGTTGTTCGTTTATTTCTGGTTCAGTCAATGATTGTTCATAGTAGACAATCACTTCCTTCTGCTGAAGGATGTACCTACGAAGGTCGGCCATATTGAGGGAAAGAGATTCGTATCCTCGGATTGACACTGCGACGAAAACAAGATCCCCGTTTTCTTCAGTGAATCGATCCTTGAATTCTTCAAAGTTTTCATTAGTGACAACAAAAAACTGTACATCGCTAAGAGACAATGGTTTAGGACGTTGAGCCAAAGGGATGTTTGGTTTAACTACTTCCGTGACAGTAACAACTTCCTTTTCAGGAGGAGTTGAAAACATTGAGCAACCCGCGATGAAACTAGTCGCGAGTAGAAGACTCGAGGTCGTCAAAAAGTTCTTTCGTACCATTGTTTATTCTACTCTCTATCAATCCAGGTTTTTTGAGCGCTAAGCGAGTAAGATCATGATCCTGAAGTTTACTCAGAAGTTCATCCTTATATACTTCAGCTTCTTGCAACCTATTCCGCAGTTCATCATTAAGCTCTGCTTGACGAACAGCCGTTTCCTTCATTTGATTAATGGTTGCTTCTTGCCTTTCAGCGGCAACTGAAAGTTTTGCGTTATTCTCCGCGAGTTGTTGAATTCTTGCCTGAGTATCTTTATAGTATAGAACTCCAGCTCCAAGAATCGCACTACCAACAACAAAGAGAATAAGGTAGATCTTCATTCTAGCGAATATCATTCTTTATCTCTATCAGATTTCTTTAGACCATTCGCACGACGAAACAATTGAGTTACGTCCCACTTAGATCTACGGTCAATCTTTTTAGGCTTCCCAGTAGGATTTAAGTCAATTCCACCGTCAGTTCCAACAGCATTAAGAGGTGCATCCTCTACGTATTTCTTAAAGGATTTCATCGAGAGATATCTCCTGCTGATACGTATATTTCTTGCTTAGTTTGAACATGACGTATTTTATATATACGTTCGTTGAAGACAAGACCCACAGGAAGTGTGCCCTCATCAACGTTTACTCTAGTACCTTTGAGTGCGATCATTTGCCCAGTTGCTGGACTCGCAATATCTTGATTAAGTGTGTAGGATCCTGGGCTCAAAGAACCATCTTCAAGTACATACCAATTCTTTTCTTCCTCTAACAGATCATTGATATCAATGTCGGATTCATCAAGAACTTTTGCGATTTGATCATCAGACATTCCGCTGTGTTCTCTGATGAGATATAGTGCTGCTGCATATGAAGAAATTCTTTGCTTGCCAAACGGTAGTCTTTCTAGCAATCTCTTAACGTTAAACACCAAACGGAAAAAAAGGTTATATGCGTCCTTTTCCTCTGATGTTTTTGGCTTCTTAAGTACCTTACCGTTATCGTCTATCAGACCAAGTTCATACGCCTCGGTTTCCTCCCAAGGAGTCGTGAGTGTTCTCAGGAATCGATACGTATAGTATACGTCAGCAGCTCTTGATACAATACCCATTTATAGTTTCCTTAGTACACTAATTATATCGTCTACGAGTGGTACCTCAACATATTGATTCTCGTTTAAGAAGTTGAGGTACACCAGAAAGGTTTTGATCATCGGCCAATAGTGAGGTTCCATTTTGTAGAACATCATCTTATTGGCCGCAGCGATACCAAACACATTGTATAGTACTATGATATGATTTAGAATCAACCTTTCTTGCAGATCATTCTTTTCAACATAACGCTTAAGCAATCTCTTGAGGTACTTAAAGCGATTTAAGTCATCATAAAATTCTTCTGTGCTTGTGCATTGCGGATTATCATAATGCTTAGACGCAAACAGAATAAAGTTATCTTCAGTCAGCTCATCAAATAGTTTCATTCGTAACCTTTTTGGATTATTGTTTGTACAATCCTATTTATTGGTTACTTACGAATATCTTTAAGAGTCTTCATTGGTCTTTCACCGGTCATGTTATCACCGTTACGAGGTGATGCAACCTTAACCTTATCAGACCCATCCTGCTTAACCGCATCCGGACGATCAACTACTTTTTTGTCCTTTGTGGTCTTACTCGCCCAATCCTTCTCTGCGGCTGCGCGTGGCTCAAGTTTTTCTTGATCCTCAGGCTTTGGCTTCATCTGAGCAGTTGCTGCTTCTTGAATTGCTTCAAACTCATTTACGAACGATTGAAGATCATCGCCATCAAGAGCATCAATCAGCGCATCAATATCTGATTCGTTCCACTCAAGAATGCTTTCCCAATCCCATTGCATATCTTCTTTCTTCATTGATTTTGAGATTGCCTTACGACGCTTATGTAAGTACTCATCAGAATCGTCAACATCTCCATCGTTATCGATATCTTTGTCCTTACGATCATCAAAGTCTTTCTTAACAGCTTTCTTATTAACCGGATCCATCATTTTCTTTTCTTCCTCAACCGATTCTGTTGCAGTAAATTTAATACCCATTCTCTTTAATTCATTTTCAAATTTTTGCATCGTTTTCTTATCACCATCAACTACAGCAATATTCTTTCTACCACGCTTTTCAATTGGAGTTTTAAGATTATGCTTCTTCGCTAGCTTAACGAGTTTTTCTTTTTGATCATCACTCATAGAAAAGAAGTCGTTAATCTCAATTGCTGATGTCATTGCTTCATCAAGTTCAGATTGTTCTGGTAGACGTCTTTTGTCTTTATTATATGTTCCAGAGTAAGGAACTCTTTGACCAGGTGGTAAACCTTTCTTCCTAGCTTTCTGATATGCCTTTTGGCGATCAACGACCGCAGGACCTAAACCCTTCTTAGCGGCACCAGGATCTTGCTTGGCGCCGAATTGTTTAGCTTGAGCAGCTTTCTTAGACATATACTCAGCACCTTTGCCGCCTTTAGCTTTGGCTGCAATACGCTTGCTAAAGTTCTTATCAAAGTTAGCTTCATTTACTTCTTTATCATCGTCGTCGTCGTCGTCATCGTCTTTCATGTGGTAACCTTTGCCATCGCAATGACTGCAATCGTCACCATCGACTTTCCCAGTGCCTTCACACTTAGGGCAATCGATTTTTTCTTCTTCATCGACGGTTTTCTTTTTCTCATGCATGCTCAAATACGCTTGAGCAATACTCTTCAGTTCGTTATCTAGCGGCATTTGAGCGCTCCTTATTTTAGATAATGTCTAGTGCCATACCAACAGCGGTGGCACATACGGTTACAGCCGCCATTGCGACCATCCAAAAAAACTTAGTGATACCCTTTAGCTCATTCGAGTGGCTTGTAGTAGTCAGCTCAAGTTTATGAATCTTTTTTGTGTTTTCGTTCACCGCGAGTTTAATATCACGAGTATCCTCAACAAGAGTGGCAATCTTTTCTTCGGCCCTAGCGATTGACACGACTGCTTCGGATAGCTTATCAAGCTTTTCCTCCATGATCTCAAGTCTTCGATACTCAAGCTTAGTTTCTTCAACGTGCTTGTCGATTTTCTTCTCAATAGATTCTATTTGTTGTTTTTGAGTAGCCATTAGTTATCAACCTTTGCTCCGCTTCTCCACTGATAGCATGACCAATAACGAGCCTTCCACTTAGGCCCTGGGTTATCACAGTTATGACGAGCCCGAAAGTTTTTTCTGTTCTCTGGATCGTCACGTTTAATCTCCATGTTAGGATCTCCAAAGTTAACCTTAACTACGTTACCTTTGTCGTTCTTAACATACACGGAGAATTTCTTTGGTCCATCCGGTGTTCTGAATGGATCGTTAAGCTTAACCTTTCTTCCTTGGTACTCAGCTATGAATGGACGAGATTTTATTCTGAAACCATTCTTCGGTATCGTCAACGGTTTTGACGTACTCTTTGATGTCTTCGGCAGCTGCTTGAATGTAGTCAAGTTGATTCATCATCATTGAGATCTCTTCCCAATTTGACTCATTAACTGATTCGTTTTTCTTTTTCTTATTATCTGGATGACCTTTTCCGCCATCCTTACGAGCAGCCCATACTGCTTTCTGCTGAGCGTAAGATTTGTAGCCTTCTTCTTTCTTCTTATCTTCACCTCCACCTTCTTTTTCTTTGGCGGAGAGAAAAGCAGCAATGGCCATCTTTTTGCGCTCTTCGTCAGACTTACCTTGGAATTGTGGAGCATCGGAATCTTTGAAATCGGTAATCCATTTGGCTACACCGTCAGATACCTTAAGCTCCTCAAGAATGATTGGATCAGGTCCTTGTGTGGATTCAATAAGACCAACCTTTTTCAACTCAGCATAGATACGCTCACGAACATCGGTATCTAGTCCATCAACCATTCTGTTCAAACGAGCCAACTCTTGACCTGCTTGTAGAATATTAATACGAGAGATAGTTTCAAGAGATTTAGCAACCTTCATAAAGTCTGCTTTATCGATCCCGCCGTTTTTCATGGCGTATGCCTTCATGGCCTTCGCGCCATCAGTAAACTTTTTCTGATTGATGCCTTCTTCCAACTCAACGGATTCTTTTCTGAGGCCACCCATCATTTTGCCATAGACCTTTTTGTTCAGTCTCTTGACACGATCGCCATCGTCGCCTTCTCTCTTTCTACGATCCTCGCGTTCTTTCTTAGCCTTGGCCATCTGTAATGGGCTGTAACGATTACGCGCCTCTTCCAACTCAACAGATTCTTTCATATGCTTCATAACATCATGTTGCTTAGCGCCATCAATACCAGCAGCCGCGAGGTTTTTCTTAACATCAGCAAGACTAAAGTTTTTATCTTTACCAGACTTATAATTAAACTTTGCTGCGACACGATTAATGTGAGCAGGATTACCACGCATGTAGTTTGCTTTTGTTAAAGCATCGTTAACATCGTTCCAAGAATACTTTTCGTCTAACTCAACAGCTTCATTTGTGACTCTTAACGCTTTCTGAACTCCAGGATGTTTCGATAGACCCTTGGCGATCTGCTCAATCTTCTTAACGGCAGCAGTCATATTGCCACCCTTATAACGAGGATCGTTTAGAATACCATAAGCCATTTTGATTTGCTTATCGGTAAACTTAGTCTTTTCTTTCATCTCTCCAGGAGTATCCTTTTGATACTTCTTTCTGAGTTCGTCAGTGCCGAATTCTCCAGCACCCTTTTCTTCGTTTCTGAGTTTGAAGAAGTCCTTCATTTTAGCTGCCCCTTACTTTTGCGGCAAGGTCCTTATCAGCCTTACCCCATGTTCCTGATGATTTTGTTACGAATGAGTTAACGCGAGCCATGCCCCACTGTGATGGAGTGGTACCAGGACGATGCCCAGTTCTCCATGCAGCAACTCCGCGATTATAGACTTGACGAAGTACACCCAACGGCATTCCTGATTTCTCAGCTTTCTTTTTCAATGCCTTTGTCGTATCTTCAGTAATTATACCTGCAAACGAGCTGAAAGATTTCACATCTTCCTCCTGATTCTTATTCTTTGCCTGAGCAAGACGAGCACGATCCATCATACGGTCATGCTTCTTTTTATCCTGTTCCTTTTCGCGATCAATACGCTCTTTTGTTTTGTCAACTGCATCTTCAGCTTCACCATACATTTGCTTATACTTCTTAGTGAACTTCGATGGCTTAGTCTTAACATCGCTGTCTCCTGGTGCCGGTTTATATGCAGCAGGATTATCGTCATCTTTCTTAGCGTATTTTTTGAAGTGCTTTGCTCGAGCAACCTTCTTATCCTTAGGAACTCCTTTATAGTATCCCTTAGGTTGAGAACCTGGAACCTCATCGGCATCAGGATCTTGAGGTTTCTTTGAGTCGCTATCTTCAGGTACACAGTTTGGTACTTGCTTACCGTTCTTCGTTTTTGTACCAACTTGACGGTAACCATCCCAGCATGGACCACGATCTTCTTCGATCTTTTCTATATCGGTCAACCACTTTCTTACCTTTTTGCCGTCGGACATTTCGACAAGAACGTAGTTGGATCCACGCATAATGATTTCGCCTATCTCATCCGATTCTTTAACAACAACTACATCGCCTTCGTTAAAGATCTCTCGATTGACGTAAGCTTCTCTTTCTTCTGATACGGTCTGAAGTTGAAGGTGTGAACGAAAGTCATAGGATTCTTTGAGACCCATTCCTTTACGTACATCGTTGAATAACTGTTGACCTTCCTTAAATCCTTTGGGTAATCCCTTTGAGAATGAAGAAAAATCGTTTGCCTCAGCAGCTGCTCTCATCTTTGAGGCGGACATTCCTGCTGCGCCTTTTGCATCTGGATCTCTTTGACCAGCAGATATGATATTGACACCACCCTCAAAGTTATAGAATCCGTGTCGTCCTTTGACGCCATTGTATTTGTTAAGAGTAACGTTGTATTCTGCGATTCTATCAGAGCCAGCAACCAATGTCACCTTTCTGAATCCTTCATCATACAAAGCAGTCATTAGATCAAACATAGTACGGATCTTCGGAGTAAGCATAATGCTACGAGCATGCTTTGGAAACATCTTACGAAGATACTTAATCTTTACTTTGTAATCAAGTGGATTTTCTTTTGGGTCTTGTGATTGAGATGCATAGATTCTGTATTGACCACCGCTAGAGGCCTTCTTTACAACATCCATTAATTTCTCATGACCGATGGTTGGAGGATTATATCGACCCCAAGCAACAACGATTTCCTTCGTCTCTTCGGTAACGTATTGTGAGAAACTTTTGAATTCCATTAGCCCTTCTTACCTCCGCTCATTTTTGCGCGGTCTTTTTTGCGGACCTTTGGTAATAGCTGCTTTGCGATTCTTTTAATCGCTGATTGCTTTTTGGCGAGTTGCTTTTCGATGGAAGCGCGCTGAGAGTAGCTCATATCAGCCTTATCCTTATTCTTAAGCAGTTTCTTAAGTAGGATATTACGAGCTTGTTTGTTCGCACGTTTTTGAAGAACTTCTGGAGAAGCCATACGACGCTTAGCTTTCTCACGGCCAAGTTTAATCTTCGCCTTATTACGACGAATGGCCTGCTTAAGCTTCATACGCTGTTGAGGATCTAGTGCCTCAGCCTTTTCTTTTTCTTCTAACATTTTCCAATTTTCCCATCAGGATCGAGACGGTTTGTCCCAGCCTTTTATGATATCAGGGCTAAAGTTATTATAGGAGAACTCCATACGGTCCACCAATTTAACTGCGCCACCACTTAGTTTATCAATCGCAACATAACCTTCGACTCCGGTGGTTTTGAAACCATTCTTTGTACGAACGAAAGTTGACATTTTTTGTAACTTGTTTAATTTATTTATAATTATAAGTTTCGCAGTAACAATCGCTTGTTGTAAATCATAAAGAAGCTTCAGGTTTGATTTATTACTCGCCGAAAAGAACTCTAAAATCTTATCTCTCTTTTCAGCCTGAGCGGTTTTACCCTTTTCAGTTTTACGAGTATCTATCTCTTTCTGATATTTATCTGTAATATATTTGATCAATCCATCAACATGTTTACGAGTATCCTTGATGACTTCTTGCTTACGAACAAATGTATTATTGAAGGTTTCAATTGTTTGAGCCAACTCAGAATTATTTTCGATCTCACGAAGAGTTGATCCAGAGATCTTGCGAAAGATCTTGCCTGCTTCGGATAATGCTTTCGTTACCTCGTCAGTATCTGCCTTTGTTAGTGTGGCGGTACCTGATAGATTCCTTAGAGTGGCATCTTGAAACCAAACATTTGGTGTTGCCTTAAACTCTGAGGCCTTGACGTCAAACGAAGCTTTCATATTCTCAAACGAATCACCAGTGTAACGAGTGTGAAATACGATACCCATCTTTGCTTGCTTAATCTCTTTGCCACCTTCAGAACCAACAGGAACTGCATATACGATTGTGTTTGGCTGAAACGTATAATACTTTTGGCCATCATATGTTTCGGTATCGACATCACTGGCGGTAAACATTAAGTCGCCTTGAACAACACCCTTGATGCCAAGTGCTGGCATATACTTAAGACAAGTTTTGAGCTTATCAGCAAGATCACCAGATGTATCCTCATCAACATCGGCATCAGTCTTATAGACCTTAGGGTTCTTATTGAACACGCCTTTCTTAGCCACAAAGAACTTTCCATCTCGAGGATCCGTTCCAGCAAAGATGGCTGGTGCACCATCCCACTTTACTGTGACATCGACTGGACGCTTAGCGTTACCTGCCAACATATCACGAAGAGAACGCAGCGCAAGGATTGCTTGTCTCGCGCCACTTACTCCACCATAGATCACTTGATCCTCGAGGTGAGTCATGTGCAGATTCTTAGCCGCTGCTTCAGTGATATATGTTTTTAACGTTCTCATATCTTACCTATACGTAACTGAAGTCACACATCATACGAGTAGGGAATCCATCCTTACCCTGTGTGTCTCGAATGTTGAGCTTAAAGGAATAAGTTGCTGAAGCAAACGTCATGTCGATTCGCTTACCGCTACCACCCTTACCACCATAGAAGATCGTAAGATCTCCAGTCTTTGCCGCTCGTTGCATGGCCGACATATCCATCTTTTTACTCAAGATACGAGCAGGGAATTTATGAATGATGTGGTAGTTATATCCGATACCTGATTCCATCAGCTTCTTCATAGCTGCTTTGTTGTATGGCGCGTTCTTAACAACTTCACCACCTGGAAGATCTCCAGTAAAAATCTTGCAGAACTTTTCTTGATCAATACCAAAAAGGTTCAGCAGCTGAAGACCTTTCTCGTTAGTGATCTGTCCTTTCTGAATTTCTTGCGGTGTAAGGATCGTACGAACGCCAACGTTAAAGAACGTAGTCGTACCACCAAGTTTCAAGCTGAGATAGATTGGCCCAGAGTCCGTCTCAAGTGTAATGTCGGTTACTGATTTACCTACGTCGTTTCCTTTACCTTTTGGATTCGCAAGATAGATTCCTGAGTCAAACTGTAATGGTCTCTTTGTATTCTCACCGCCAACAACATTCACCGTGAACTTTTTAGAGTCACTAAGATTATAAGTTTTGTCAAGGTCGTCAATTGCTTTACGCATTTTACCATCAATCTCGCGCCCAGCCCACCAGTCCAACAGACCTTTGGCGAACTGTTCCTCAAACAGATTACCTCTGTTCTTTGCGCCGCGATTACCTGAGGATCCATTGCCGAACTTAAGCTTAACCTTTTTTAGACTAGCGCCGCGTGTAATGTCGGCGATCTTAATATCGCCATCAAGTTGTCGTGTGACATTAACGTTTGATGGTTTCTTTAAGTCAATATTGATTGGAGCATCAACGGAGCGATACTTTTTCTTCAGAAAGTTAAATGCACGAATGATCTCTTGTTGGTTATCAAAAGGAAAATCCTTGATCTTAGTAGAGAGTTCACGCTCTGTCTTTGGAAAAAAATCGTAAGCCATAGTTCCTCCGTTAGTTTACACTACTATTTATAAAAAAAGAAAGGCGACAAAGTTTACACCCCGCCGCCCATAAGTTGATCAAATGGAAGATTATTATTATCGTTCTAGGTATCTGTGAAATAACGTCTCCTGCTTCTTGTATGCTTCGCGCTCCCAAGGTTGCTTCGAGTACGATGTACTGGAGTAGTCTTTCTCCTTCCATAGTACTCTGTGGCCACCACGGAAACGTTCCTTCATCTCACCTAGTGCATATTGTTTGACGTGCACAAACTCATGAATGATTGTCTTAATGAAGTCAATGCGACTCAACTCAGACGAAGCTTCGATCTTAAACTCGCGAGGACGAACATTGTCATCCTCCCAGCAGCACCAGCCCGTTATGGCTTCTTCGCCTGATTTGTTGAATTTACGAATGACGATCTCTACGTACAAAGTAGTTAACTTACTTGTAAACGTTTCGTCCATGAAAGCAGCAATGTCTTCGGCAAGAGCACGCTGCAGTTTATTGCCACCACGAACCTTAATCAGCATTTAAGAATTCACTCCAATATTTGTCAATGACGTTAGGATCCTTTGGATCGAGACCCTTAGGCTCTGCCCATTTCTCAATGTCAGACATCACACCTTCCTCAAAGGCTTCGTAGTCAGGCTCATAGTGATCCTGAGCTTCGGCTTCAATATCATCCCAGTAGTAATCCTTAACACGACCCATGATTATTTCCTCCGGTAAAGATAGATGTCAAGACGAGAAGCATTGGCGACTCCGCCGATGCAGTTACCACCCCAAGTGTATTTGGCGTTGGTCTTTGTGCCAAAGATCCAATGAGAAGTAGTTCCAGTTTCGATTGGTTCACGACCACGAACCTCGACTCGGAATTGCACAGGACGGCCATAAGTATCGGTAGCTCCGAAATCACGAAGGTCCTTGTTCATGTTTTTGACCATACGACGAAGATCTTCAAGCTGAAGCATACCTCCGGCATCAGTAGTAAAAACTGAACCAAGGTAGTCCTTTGAAGAGCGGGCTTTCATATTGATTTGTTGAAACATAATGTATCTCCTTCCATTTGATAGTACCATTGTACACTAGTTCGCATAAGATGTAAAGGACTTTTTTCACTTTTTTTCTAATACTTACGTATTACTAGGAAACTCGACCAACTGACCGTTTTCATCATACTTAATTAGATTATTGCTCTCCAGCAACTCTAGACATAATTCAGCACCGGATTCGACTCCGCCTTTGTACGCTGTATACTGAGTGTGTAAAAGTGCTAGCACAAACACTATCCCAAGTACGCATATCATCCATATTTCTAAAAACATCAAATTTCCTCTACAGTTACCTTGTACCTTTTGTTATTTAGGTCAGTAACCTCGATCGTTTTCTTAGTCGAAAGAAAGTATCCTCCGTCAGGATGTAGATCAAACTTCACTGGACCAACAAGCCCGATGATGTCATCAGGATCATACTTTAACAAAGACTTGCGAACAACATCCGCGATTTTATCACAATA